AAGAAGGCCATTACCCAGATTGGGGTTGTCGAATCGCCTCGTGGTACTAATCGTCAGAAGTACGGGGTCTGGTATGGCATGAACGGAGTGCCGTGGTGCGCTATCTTTGTCTCGTGGTGTTATGAGAACAGCGGGAAGGCATCACCATCGTTCGCAGCCGGTCGGTACTACTCCTACGTCCCTAACATCGTTGGGGATGCCCGTCAGAAGCGTAACGGTCTTGTCACCACGGGCGATCCCATCCCTGGTGACCTCGTTTGCTACGACTGGAATCGGGACGGAGTACACGACCATGTGGGCATCTTCGAGAAGTGGACCTCTGGCCGCACTGCGTTCTCGGCGGTCGAGGGCAACACTGGCGCAGCAAACGCATCTAATGGAGGACAAGTCATGCGTGCCACCCGCTATCTGGGCGGCATTGGCGTGGTATTCGTCCGTGTCGCAGAGCCCAAGGCATAAAGGAGGAATGATGGGTCTACAGGATGCAGCGGATCGTCTGGAGGAGGCCGCACGGGCAGTCAGCGAGATCGACTTCTCTGCGGAGAAGGAGGCGGTAGCAGGTTCGATTCACACGATCGCATCGGCTCTCAATTTGGTGTCCACGGCGCTCGAGAATGCTGCCAATGCATTCCGCGAGACATTTAGCCCAGAGCCGACGCCGCTGCCGGCGGACACAGACGAAGTAGGGGAGGACGACGAGGCGGCTGAGTGAGTGATTGTCGCGTTCAGTCAAGGGGGATTCAACGATGCGATGGTTGCTATCAATGGCGCGCAGATCGTAGCGTTGATCGGCATCGGCATCTATCTGTCGAAAGTCTCTGAGCGCCTGGCACGGTTGGAAGAAGCAAGACGACAGCAAGAGCGGAAGGAGAATCATGTCAGTTCCGACAAAGGGTAAGAGAGGTGGCAAGATCAATCCGGGCGGCATCAAGAATCCCGGAAGCGCAACACCGCACATGGCGCACGGTGGCGGCGGGAAGAGCAACGTCAAGATCAAGTAATGGCCCCTGTAGGCAGACCACGTACAACTACGCGCCAGGGATCACGCGCGCCTACAACTGAGCTCGGCTTCCCCGATCTCGGTCTTGGCGGCTATGGGGTTGCGGGGCCAGCCTCGCCTCTGTTCGGTCCCACTGGTCCCTGGCGCATGTATGTGGACGAGTGGGAATATGTCCCTGAGCTGCGCTGGCCGACTAACGTGCGCTTGTATGACCAGATGCGGACTGATTCACAGTTGTCTGGATTGCTGACGGCGGTGATGTGGGGCATCGCACAGTTGCGCTTCGTGATTGATCCTAACGGTGCTCGTAAGGCATTGGTTGATGAGGTCGCCGAAGATCTCAATCTGCCGCTCCTAGGTGAAGATCCGCAGCCGATCGGTCGGTTGAAAGGGAAGTTCTCGCACAGCAAGTTTGTAGTGCAGGCGATGCTGGCGGCGATCTACGGACACAACTTCTTCGAGCAGGTGGGGCAGATCGTTGACGGCAAATGGCGGCTGCGTAAGCTCGCGCCGCGTCCACCGCAGACCATTCGGCAGATCAACATCGATCCCAAGGGTGGTCTGGTTAGCATTACTCAGTGGGCACCTGTTGGCTGGAACTTTCAGGAGCCGCAGCAGTGGCAGGGCTACATCGGTGGTCCCGAGATCCCCGTGGACAATCTTGTTGCTTTCGTCTTCCAGCAGGAAGCAATGTCTTGGACCGGTCGCAGCATGATGCGCGACTGCTACAAGGACTGGATTATCAAAGATCGTGATCTGCGCGTGGAGGCTATCAATCACGAGCGTGCCGGCGGTGTTCCTTATGCGGAGGGTGCGCAGGGGATGACGGACGATGAGCTTGCTAGCCTGAATATGCTGATGTCTCAGTTCCGGTTGGGAGAGAACTCGGGGCTGGCTGTGCCGTTCGGCACCAAAGTAAACATCGCGCGGGGAACAGGCAGTGACGTAGACAAGACCATCAAGCGCCTGGATGAGTCCATGGCGCGACGGTTTTTGTTACAGCTGGTCAACTTGGCGCAAGGCGGACAGCATGTAGGCTCGTATGCGCTGAGTGAGACATTTGAGGACTTCTTCCTTGTTGGTCAGCGTCACATCGCGCAGTGGTACTGCGACACGATGATCGAGCACGTGATCGAAGACATCGTGGACTGGAACTACGGCGAGGATGAGGAGCTTGCGCCGCGCATCACGTGGGAGCGCACTAGTGAGGACAGTTTGGGCACTGAACAATTGTCGCAGCTGGTGCATGACGGCGTGATCACGATGGATCAGGAGACAGAGAACTGGGTGCGGTACAGGGCGCGCATGCCCAAGAAGACGGAGCCGCGTCCCGAGGTCACACTTGGTGGTCCTCTCCAGCCGAGAGAGAACAGGGCAACAGCCGGTGAGGTTGCCGGCGAAGCGCCAGGAGCGGGAGCGGGCAATAAGCCTATCCCGAATCCGGCCATGACCAGTCTTCCTAGCGGCGGAGCAGCACCCACAAAGACCACCGCAAGTGCGGGGTCAGGGGAACGGATGCTCCCTCCCTCTTCTGACCCCGCTCCCGCTCATCACCGGTGGTGGAGGAGGGGTAGATGAAGGGTCCATTCATGGTGACCGTTCCGAATGTCCCTATCATGCATGCTGGGATTGAATACAACCTAGCGAATGGTCCCACGACATTCACGCCGGAGGATTTGCGCGATGCGGTCATGGCTGCGAACGAAGATCCTAGCATTCCTAGCCCGCGTCTCAAGATCGGACACGTAGATCCACGATTCAACGATCCGAAGAAGTTTGATGCTACGCCGGCATTCGGGCGTGCAATCAATCTTCGGTTGTCGGAGAACGGCACGTCCGTTTATGCCGACTTTGCCGGAGTCCCCAAATGGTTAGCCGACATCCTTCCATACGCTTATCCCTCGCGTTCGGTCGAGGGCTTCTGGGGGATCCCAAGCCAGATGGGGCGCAAGTGGCGCTTCGTGCTGTCCGCCTGCTCTCTGTTGGGTGTGCAGTGGCCCGGCGTCACAGTCCTCGAGGATTTACCGATGTACTACACAGAGGAGATCCCCGAGGGTGTCATCATCGACGACACGATCGTCGAGGCTGTCCAGGCGGCAGCTGCGAGCCAAGGAGGTGATATGAGGTTCCGGAGGCAGACTACCGCCTCGGCAAACCTCGACGACGTGCGTCGTGCATTCTACAACGAGTTCCTGCCTGATCACCCACTGGCCAACTGGTGGTGGATTCAGGCTGTGCTCACAGGGCCCAACGAACTCGTTGTCGAGGATGACGAGTCGGGACAGCTGTACAAGCTGTCGTATGAGAGCGATGTGGATGGGACCGTGCAGTTCGGCGAGCCCACAGCAGTTCGCATCGACTACATCCCGGACGACCGGGAAGCGCAAAAGGCTGCGGCGCCAATGCTCGCAGCAACGCTGGCGATCGGACGCGAAGTCCTGGCCAGCTGGTCCGATCGGGCGGCAAGCCTGCCCCCGACAACCGCATCAGGAGGTGCGATGGATCCTCAAGAGATCCGCCGTGTCCTGGGCCTATCGGACACTGCGTCCGACGATGAGGTCCGGGAAGCCCTCCGTGCGTTGAACGCGGCAGCTGGCTTGCCGGTTGCCGAGACCACGGAGGAGCCGGAGCCTGCTCCAGAACCAGAACCGGAGCCTGCTCCAGCGCCAGAGCCGGAAGAGCAAACGACGCCAGTTGCTGTTGCTGCGTCTATTGCGCTTCCGTCTGGCACCGTTCTGATCGACGAAGCAACGCTGACCGAGCTCCGTAACAACGGTCGTGCGGCTGCCGAGGTCGTTCGGGAGCGCAGGCAGGAGCGGCACGAGGGATTAGTCAACGCCGCCATGGGCGATGGCCGCATTCCTCCCGCGCGTCGCGAGCACTGGCTCCAGGCACTGGCCGCTGACGAGGAGGGTGCAGGTCAGGTCCTCGCAAGTCTCGCGCCAGGACTCATCCCGGTTGGAGAGCGTGGTCATGGCCAAGCTCCTGACGAAGCCGATCACGCCCAGGCGGACGTAGAGACCGTGCAGGCGTGGACCCATCAGTTGTTCCCCGAGACGCGCGTCGCTGCCTCAATGGGCGACATCCCGCAGTCGAGGCGGATTCAGACTGACGGAACGTACCGGAGGGTGTTCTCATGAACAACGAGTGCATCCCGCTGCGGGAGGCAGCGTACACGCGCAAGATCACGGTTCACACGACTGGCGCTGTTGTCGGCAAGAAGTTCGTCGCCGCCATCGCAAGCCGTCAGTCCGGCGGTCTGTCCGGCTTGGCCACGGATCCTCTCCCGGCCAACGATGGCTCAGACTACGTCACCGCTGGCGCTCCGGCAGCTGCCGCAGCGGTCGGTGGTGTGGCGGCTTGGGACGCAGCCGCCAATGCGAAGGTACCGATCATCAGCGGTGCGGGCACGATCTTGCCTGTCACGGCTGGTGCGGCGATCACTGCTGGACAGGAAGTGCAGGTCGATGCGACTGGCGCTGTTGTTCCGTATTCAGCGGGCATCAAGGTGGGACGTGCATACACGGCCGCAGGTGCCGGTGGTGTGGACGTCGAAGTCGAGCTCTACTCAATGTAGGAGGGAGGGATGAACACGACACTGACCAGAGACCACGGCGATCGCGTCCGCGTCGAACTGCCGACGCTGGAAGAGCTTGTTGCACGTGGTCAGGCCGATCCCGAACTCCTTCGCATGGAGCTTCGGCGTCTGGGCGTTTCGCATGCGGACAGCTTCACCGCTGCCCGGTTCCAGCCTGTGACGGCTCCGCCGGTTCAGGCAGCGCCATACCCTGGCGCGGTCATGAACCCGCTGGCTCCGCCAACGATCTCTGGAACGACGTTCTCCATCGACATCGCCCTTCAGGACCCTACTCGGGTCATCACACCCATGATCCTCGACCTGACAAGGCAGCGGTTCTTCGTGGACCGCGCGTTCACGTCAGCGGGAGGAGTCACGGGCGGCGCGGTCGTCTATGACCTCGTTGTGTATCCGGACCTCTACATGGACCGGGATGTGGAGCGCGTCGAGCCGGGATCTGAGTTCCCGATCGTCAGCTTCAGCAGGCGTGCCCCGGCTGCGGCGGTCGTGGAGAAGTGGGGTGGTAAGTTCTTCTTCACGGATGAGGCTCGGGATCGCAACTTGGTGACGGAGTTCACCAAGGCCATGCGGCAGCTCAGCAACACGATCGTCCGCAAGATCAACCAGCGTGGCGTCCAGATCTTGGAGTCGTGGATCACCGCAAACTCCAGATCTGTGGTGGGCGTCAGCTGGGGATCAGTCAACACGACGTATGCCAGCGGTTCGAACTGGCCGCTCTTCCCGGCACGGGACTTCGCCAAGGCGGATCTTGTCGCCGAGCAGGAAGAGATGGACATGGACTACAACCTCTGGATCATGAACCCCAACGAGATGTTCAACCTGGAGGGCATCTATGGCGACAAGCTCGCTGCGCTGCTCGACAGCTACGACATCGACATCTTCGTTACCAACCGTATGACTGCTGGTTCGGCATACGCGCTGGCGGAGGGGCAGGTCGGCGAGATGCGCGTCGAGGCACCGCTGTCCACGGAGACGTGGCGTGACCCCAACGGCAAGCAGCAGACCTGGATTCAGAGCTCGGTCCGTCCTCTGATGTACGCCAACAACATGTACGCTGTCCTCAAGTTCACCGGACTGACGTAGGGAGGGAGAGATGGCACAGAAGATCATCAAAGTGCGTCTCTTCACCTGGTTCGAGAACGTCGA